TTGGTTTGTAGCAATGTCAGTACATTACACAAACATCAGTTAGCATATTGCCCTATATAGGCTACAATTATTCAACAATATCAAACACTTAGACTACTGTAACAACGAACTACTAACAAAAATAGTACTCTATAGGGGGGTAGACCCCGTCCCACCGTTGACTTCCTGGTCACCCGTCACCCACCCCCAAGAATTTTCGCACCAAAAAATGAAAACTTTGTAATAAATATAAGACAAGGACGATTAATTTTGTTTAAATGCTTTATATTTACAGAAAAGGAGGGCGTTATGGGCAAAGGCATTAGAAAAAACGCACACCCGACAAAAGGTTTTGGACTGCCACCAGTCACACCACAGCAAGTGGACAGAGTTCGTCGTAGCGTTTTAGACGTTGTTCGAAACAAGATACCTGATGTGCGATTGGTTTTAGATGGCTCTAAGAAGTGGGACAATCAGCAAGTCAGATTGTTTGGCATGATGCTAAACAAAGTTATGCCCGACCTACACCACAGTTTTAACGAGCATACTGTAGAAAATAAAAACATGGACGAGCTATCTATAGAAGAATTGCAAGAGATTGCGAAGCAAGCCGAGACATTAGAAGGAGAATACGAGCATGCAGATAACACGAGCGGAAGCGGCGAAAAGATTATTACAGATACACGAAACGAAACAGAGCTTCCAAGGATTCGTGAAGGCACTAGCTCCACAGTTTGAGCTTGCACCGTTTCAAAGAGAGCTTGTAGACACACTTGACGCTTTAGAAAGAGGAGAACTAAATGCAAAAAGATTACTTATTACAATGCCACCAAGACACGGGAAGTCTTGGTTAGCGTCAACATTATTCCCCGTATATTATCTAGCCAAGAAACCAAACAGAAATGTTTTGGCTACATCATACAACCAAGACCTCGCTAAAACCTTCGGTCGTCAGACCAGAGACCATGCGAGAGAGAAGATTGTTGAGCAATCCTTCCCTGACTTTCGATTGTCTGACGAATCTAGGGCTGTTGACGATTGGCGTACAACTCAAGGCGGCACTTATTATGCTACGGGTATCGGTGGCTCTACTACGGGTAGGGCGGCAACTTTACTATTGGTTGACGACCCTATTAAGGCAAGAGAAGAAGCCGACAGTGCCACACAACGAAACAAGACTTGGTCATATTACGTCAGTGCTCTCACAACTAGAAAGCAACCTGAACCAGATGGGACTTCGCCGTTAGAGATTATGATTCTAACACGTTGGCACGTTGACGACGTGGCTGGCAGACTTATGGAAACAGATGATTGGAAAGAAGGTGCGTGGCATCACATAAACTTCCCAGCAGTAAAGCTGGTGTCAGGTGGTGCAAAGCAATCTGTGGCGTCACTACCACCTGACGACCCACGGTATATACCAAGTGGCAAACTAAGTACAGTGTCTCCAGCAAAAAGATTTTATGTAGAAGATAAAGAAGAAGCATTGTGGGAAGAACGCTTCCCATTAGAAGAATTAAAAAAGCGTGAGCGACTAGACCCTAGAGAGTTTGCGTCTTTGTACCAGCAAAGCCCATACATCAAGGGCGGTAATCTAATCAAAGAGACATGGTGGAGATACGCAGATGATGTAGAGTGTAGTCAGATAATTATATCGGCAGATACAGCATTTAAGAAAACAGAGCAAGCAGACTTCTCTGTTCTTATGGTTATGGGCGTAGATAGAAATGGTGACATACACATCATAGACGTTATACGAGGCAAGTATGACTTTCCTGAACTAAAAAGAATGTGCATTACCGTAAACGCAAAGTGGCGTGGCAAAGGTTTGCGAGGCTTCTATGTCGAGGACAAGGCAAGTGGACAATCGTTAATACAAGAGCTTAGAAACCAATCTGGCGTCTCTGTTATACCGTTCAAAGTAAACACAGATAAAGTGGCAAGACTAAACAGTGTTACACCATTGATAGAAGGTGGACGAGTCTTCCTGAAAAAAGATGTACCATGGCTTGACGACTTTATGAATGAGATGCAGTCATTCCCAAACGGTGCGAACGACGACCAAGTGGACGCATTGTCAATGGGACTTGATGTATGTTCAAGAATGGGAGGAGCCATGAGCGATATGTTTGACAGTCCAGTAGATATGGCTTCTTCGTTGAACAAACAGTTCTCATCAGATACGTCGTCTGGCAACTGGTGGGACAAATATAAGAAACCAGATTCGTGGCAGAAATCATGGGGTGAAGTATAATGGCTAGATACAAAGACACAAAAATAGAAAAACATGATATGGTCTGCGACCTATCTAACTTAGCTGATGCTTTGCTCAACTACGAAGATATCTCAGATATGTTGTCCGACGAACAAGAGACAAAGATTGTCGACTACGTTCGTGCCCTGACAAAGATGTCATACGAAAGAATCTCACGACGATACAGCCACTGGCGTGATGCAGACCGAGCACACGACGTATGGGTTCCAGCAGACAGCACAAAATTTAGAGAGAAGGCAGTCGTTGCAGATACAAGAGCAATCGCTGACACAGTTCTGACATATTTGATGGCGGCACTAGCTGGGCGTAATCCTATGTTCCAACTAGAGGGACTCAACAGAAAGTCTCGTAAATCATCACTAATATTAGAAAGATTGTTACACCAGCACATGCGTAGAACTGCTGGCGAAGCACGAATAGCTCAGATGCTTATGGACAGTATCCGTTATGGATTTGCACCGACGAAGGTAATCTGGGACCCCAAGTCAAACACAAATCACATTGTAAACTTTGACCCACGCAAATGTTTTCCAGACCCAAGAGTTCAGTGGGGTGACTGGGACAGAATGCAGTACGTCGTGTTTACAGACCACATATCAACAAATGCATTATACAGTTCGCCACATTATCCAAAGATTAAGAAATATCCTGGCTTGCGTTCTAAAAGAACCAGCAACTTTAAGTCAGGTTGGGACGCACACAGATGGGTCAAAGAAGAAGGCAAGGGTCTAAACATAAACCCTGAAGACCCAAGAGGCGACGAGAACGGTTACCACTTCACATTAGATGACACAAGAATAGTAGATGAGTCTTGGGTCAGATTAAACGGATACGAAGTGGGCATACCACAGATAGAACAGCTTTGGGTTCTTATTACAGTATTAGACGAAGAAGCAATCATCAGATTCCAACTCAATCCATATGGAAGACAGTTTCCAGTAGCTTTTGGTGGTCTGTATAACGACCAGCACAAGACATACAGTCAATCCTTATATGACTTACTACTTCCAATGCATGAGATATCAACTTGGTTACTACGTTCAAGAATCGACAATGTACAGGCGGCACTCAACAATCTTATCTTCGTAGACCCTACGTCGGTAAGCGTTCCAGACTTGATAGACCGAAATCCTTGGGGTGTTGTAAGAACTTTGCCAGGGACAAAGCCAGGAGATGGCATATTCATAGCCGAAGTTCCCGACGTAACAAGAGGACATTGGAACGACATATCAGCAATGTCAGACCTAAAACAAAGAGTGAGTGCGGCTTCTGACGCACAGCAAGGTGTGCCAACGGCTGACGGAATACGAACAGCTACAGAGATTCAACGACTAACACAGCTTGGCTCGCAAAGATTAGGTGTGTTAGCTCGCATACTTTCTGCACAATCAATCCGTCCAGTTGTAAGAATGATGGTCGCAAACTTACAAGATGCCTTAGAGTTCGAAGGTTCACTGCGAATGCAAGACGGTGCTTCGTCACCTGGCGAACTTACCAACATGATTGACGAAGGTTACTTAGACTTTGACGTTTCAATGTTACAGGGAGAGATAGATTACCTCGTCGTAGATGGCACACTGCCAGTCGAGCCGACGAAGAACGCCGAGACTTGGCTAAACATGTTACAAGTCGTGGGTCAGTCTGGGCTTCAGATGGAATACAAGACTAGCAGAATCATAGAAGAGGCAATACGAGCTATGGGCGTTAGCGACGTAGACCAATTTAAGATATCAGAACAGGAAGCGAAACAAGGCATGACACCATCACAGCAAATGTCACTCATGGAAAAAGCTCGTGGTGCTAACGTCATGCCGAACGAACAAATGCAAAGTGAGATAGAGAAAGGTAACTTAATACCAGCGAGGGAGGCTAGAAGATGATACCAGACCCAAACAGTTTGAATCCTAAATTGTCAGGCTCTCAAAGAGACTACATAAAAGCAGTTGCAGAAAGTGTGACAAAACTGGCAATAAAAGAATTGAGAGACGAGTTCGTTGCTTTGTTGAGAAAGTCTAACGAACCACACACAACAGATGCTAAAGTAGAAACACTTATTAGAAGATTAGACTCTATAGAAGCAAGATACAAAGAGGACGACAAGTTTACCCTAACCAGTGCTAAAATACAGGCACTGATGAAAGAAAAGGGTATTAAATAATGGCTTTTACCAGACCAACCACCGACCAGGTTAACTTTAGGTCAGCCACTACTGGCACACACCTATTAGATACTTACTTGGAAGGCTGTGAAAAAGGCGGGTTTACTTTACCAGTTTTGATGGACAATCTTTTTAGTTCTACTGGAGGTCTTAATCCAAACGCTATAACATTTAGGGTCAAACCAAACGACGTAAACAATACGTTCCAAGCTAGATTTGGTTTATACACTGACCCAAACCTAGGTTGGTTTGACACTAACCAGTTTTTCTTCAGGCAAAAAGGGGCTTATGCGGCTGGAACAGCTTATGAAAGACTGGACATGGTTCAGTCAGGGCAAAAAAGTTTTGTTTGCATTGAAGCACATACGGGACCAGCAGTCATTGACCAAACTAAATTCCAAGTTTTTTTCAATGGGGACGACTTATTCAATGAAATAAGTCAATTTAGAATTAACAGTGAGCCACGAATAGATTTATTAGAAGAGTTTGTTCTGCTCAAAATTGATGTTTTGTAGGAGGTTTATAAATGTCTACATCAACACTTAGAGAACTTGTCGAAGCTATAAAAACGCAAGGCAAGGCATTAGCTGGAGCATCAGGAGCCAGTGCCGCAACAGCACGAGACCTGGTATATCTATCAACATCAGTCGAACGACTATTCGGGGCAGACGCAATACTAGAGCTAGTAGATAGTGCGGCTAAACCAGTGACAGTTGTAAGTGTGGCTCTTGCGTCAACGCAAGCGGCTGACCTAACAGTAGACCAAGTCACAAAGACTGTTATTAAATTCACAAACACAAGCGGAACACACTCTGCATCAGACTTTACAGCAACAATACCACAACAAGGTGTGGCTTTCGTCGTAGACAACGAGATGCCAGTACCAGTCAAATTCAAAACATCAGTGCAAA